AATTTGTACAAGCTCTGGCTCTGGCTCTGGCTCTGGCTCTGGCTCTGGCTCTGGCTCTGGCTCTGGCTCTGGCTCTGGCTCTGGCTCTGGCTCTGGCTCAGGCTCAGGCTCATTGAGGAGGCGCTGCAGGCGATCAATTTCAAGCTGAGCTTGTGTGATGATGACCTGTTGAGCCTCGATTAGGCGCTCAATTTCAAGCTGGGCCTGAAGCTTTTCGGCTTGAGCAGTGAGCTCTTGGATTTGTTCTTGGATTTGATGGAGTTGTGATTGAGTAGTGCTCATGTTCACTTGCCTTGTGAGGAGAGATGGGGGAGGTTCGAGCCTGAACCCTAACCTAAACCCCCTGAGTAACGTTGATGTCAAGTACTCTACAACACTCTGATGTAGAGGTCAAGACCCAATTTAAAAATATTTCACCCTCACCCGCGCGCGTGATATAATGAGCCTGATTTCTCCTCTCTGCTCAGGTGCTTAGGCTTCTATGTATGATTTCGATGATACGCTCAGCGCTCTCGAGCTCTGGATGTATCGATACATCCAAAGCTCAGAATCAGGCGCTCTTAGTCTTGATATGGTATGCTCTGCGTATGTCCAAAGCACTGGTGAAGAGGAGCCTGATCAAGATGAAATTTACGCTCACCTCAGCGCCAATTATCTAGCTACCGCAGACCCTCACTCAGGCGCCTTGATTTTTCGCGCCGCGATCAATGGATGATGAATATGTTTACTGACCTAGTGAAAGGTGCCAAGAAGAGCGCCAAGAAGACCCCTACCCCTAAGAAGAGCTCTATCAGCGACGAGCGACTTGACGAAATCATGGCTGAGCTCTTCGGAGATGCTGATATGGGAGAGGATGAGCCCGTGAAAAAAGGCCGCCGATATCAAGAGGAGCTCGAGAAAGCCGCTGAGCTGGATGATGATGAGATGGATGATGATGAGATGGATGATGATGAGATGGAGAAGGGGATGAGCCGCAGAGAGATGATGGATCAGGTCTACTCAATGGTAGACGATATGAGCGACGATGATCTAACTTCATTCCTCGCTGATCGACAGATCAAAAAAGCGCAGGTGATGGCGATCTTTGAGCAGATGCCCACGAGCGATCTTAAAGAGCTCGTATCAGCGAAGGTGGCGAACGGTGCAGAGCCTATGAGCCCGATCAAAATGGCGAAGGGCGATGATTACGGATATGGCTCTAAGAAGCGCCCTATGATGAAGGGCGATGAGATGGATGATGAGTTCGATGACGATTGAGCCGCGCAGCCCTGAAGAGATGATCCTCTTAACGGTGATCTCTCTCTTGATCTTGGCTTATTTGGTGAGAGCGCTGGACTCATGAGAGCGCTCTCATGAAGGCGCGCCGAGACCTCCTCAAGGCAGCCAAGGACACGCGCCCGCCTAAGATCCCTGCTAAATATCTGAGCGGGCTCAAGGGTGAGGAGAGGAGGAAGCGGAAGCGGGAGCTAGAGCGCCGCGCGCGTGATGCATCTCAGCGTACTTATGAGCCTTTAGCGAGCGATAAGGACGTGGAGACGCGCCCAAGCAAATACTCACGAACGCGGCTCGCCAAAGACACACGCGAGGCGATGAAGGGTAATAGCACCAAAGAGTTTATAGACACTGTATCGCGCCTGACAGGGATCAAGAGATCGATCATATCTGAGGTCCATAAGAGAGGCGCGGCTGCGTGGGCTCAAGGACACCGCCCCGGCGCGTCTCAAGTGGCATGGTCAAGAGCGAGAGTGTATTCTTTCGCGACAGGCGGCAAGACCCAGAAGACCGCAGACGCGGATCTATGGAGACAGCACAAAGGGGAGTGAGATAGATGCACTCAGAGACAATTGAACACATCCTCTTGACCCTCGAGGACGTTCGGGTGGGAGTGGTGAGCATTGAAGAGGCTCAAGAGTGGATCAGCGAAACCTTGCTCGATCAGGGAGGGTATCACCCATCTTCGATCTGGTATCTTGAGCTAGCTGAATCGGGGAGGTTTGAAGAGCTTGAGCGCTTGTTACAGAAAGAGATCGAGGTGATTTGATGGACACTCAACAGTTATTATCGACCCCACGCGGGCGCCGGATCTTGAGCGCGGCGAGTCCGCAATTCTTCGACGCCTATTATTGTAGTATGAGGAGAGCTGATCATCGAGACCGTTGGTTAGACACGATGGAGAGCGCCACGGTCAGAGCCAAGGACACAGGCGTAAAGGCCAAGACGCTGATACTCGCACCGCGCGACCACGGCAAAACAGAAGCCGCGATCACTTACGCGACGCGCGCGCTTTGCCTCGATAGGGATATTAGGATCCTTTGGATCAGCGAGTCACAAGGACAAGCTGAGAAGCGCATGAGGAGGGTGAGCTCGTTACTGCAATCATCGAGGATCCTTGAGGATTGGGCGAGCGATCCTCATGAAGGCGCGCCACCGTTCCAAGCAGAGGGAACCAAATGGACAAATAATCTGATCTATTTGAACAGATCTCGAGAGAGCGTTGATGCTTCTTTAGAGGTGATAGGCGCCGGTGGATCTGTAACAGGTGGTCACTTTGATCTGATCATTTGCGACGATATACAGGATGATAGAAACACCTACACCGCAGGTGTAAGGTCAAAGACGCGCGAATGGTGGCGAGGTACAGTCGCGCCTATGCTCTCGCGAGGTGGATCAATTCTCGTTATTGGTACGCGGAAACATCATGATGATTTGTTCAGTCACTTGATCAATGATCCAACGTATAGAGTGTTACATGATAAGGCTATCCCTGAGTGGCCTGAGAAATATAGCTTTGTGACAGATGTTGACGAGAACGGAAGAGAGATCATTACAGGCGTAGACATCGAGGGAGGATCATGTTTATGGCCAGCTGAGCGCCCGTTAGATTATCTGTTACTTGAGCGCCGTGCGGTGGGCTCTAGACTCTTCTCGCGAGAGTTCCAAAATGAGGTACAAGATGAGAGCTCGGCAGCCTTTAAAATGGCTTGGTTAGAGCGCGCGATGGAGCGCGGCAAAAGATACCGACTAGGCAGCATACCGAGCGAGGTCGATGATTTAGTACAAGGTTGGGATTTCTCGCTCGTGACAGATGCTCAGGGAGCTCAAGAGCGTGACACTGATTACACCGTTGGCGTCACTTGGGGGAGGGATTGAAAGACAGGTGATAGATATCTCATAGACATCTTCAGGAAGCGCGGCATGAGCCCCACTGAGTTACAAGGTAGGGTTAAAGGTGAATATGCGAAGTTTCCACGCCCGCCGCGCGTTGTAGCTGTGGAGAAGAACGCCTTTGGTGAGCTCCACTATTTAGGGCTTCAGAGATCCAGCGACCTACCCCTTAAGGGACACATCACCCACGCGAGGAATAAAGCGGATCCTTGGGAAGGTGTGCCGGCGCTAAGCGTACTCTTTGAAAACGATAAGATCATTCTACCCAGCGCGACAGACAGCGACCGCGAGCGCCTAGAGCCCTTGATTCATGAGCTCTATAATCTCGGTAAGGAGCGCCATGATGATACGGTGATGGCGTTATGGATCGCTGAGACTTGGCTACGTAAGAGCGGTTTCACTTATGTGATGGATTTTGGAGGGACCGAGCTTCAAGGCACAGCAGACGAGCGCCTCTTTTCAGATGAGGATGAGGAAAGTATGACTCACGCTCAATATTCAGAGAGCGCGATGAGAGCAGCTCATGATACAATATGGAGTGAGTTTTTGCCCCACCATCAGAGAGAGGGATATCACTAAAATGATTGAGACACACAGCTTTGAGAGCTCAGGAGGCGCAGACCTGATCATTGAGCCTCACCTATATCAGGGACAGCGATTCAGCGACGGGAAACGGAACCTCATGGTTTCAGCGCGCGACCTTGGAGGTGGCTCATATACGGTGAGCTATCGACCACCAGAGGCGCCTAATTTTATTGAGCACATACCCGGCGCAACGGAGAATGATAGCGTGATGTTAGCAGGACCTGAAGCGCCTGTTTTTGATGCGGTCAAGATCACCTTTACGGGTGTTCCGGTCGCGCCCGCCAAGCAGGTTGTTACCTTAAACATTTGGCCCAGAGGACTCTAATCAATGGCTACTTTATATTCATCAGGCGCGAGCACTCCAGACGCCACGGAGACAACCGCAGGTAAGTTACGCATCTCCACAAACGCGGAAGCGACCGCAGGGACCAACGATACAACCGCGATGACCCCGCTTAAGGTTGCTGCTGCAATCGCAGGTTCAAGCGGCGTAACAGGCGCGCTTGTGTATCGCGGATCCTATGACGCGAGCACACAGAGCCCCGACCTCACCACGGCGATCAAGGGTGATTTCTACATAGTGAGTGTAGCAGGATCTCTTGACGGTATAGCGTTGAGTGTAGGTGATCATCTGGTTTTCAATCAGGACGCCTCAAGCCCTGTTACATCAGCGATGTTCGACAAGATCGATTCGACAGACGCTGTAAGCTCTGTGAATGGTCAAACGGGCGTTGTCACACTGACAGCCGCAAATGTAGGAGCCCTAGCCAGCGGTGACAATGTAAGTGAACTTGTTAACAATTCAGGTTACCTCACCTCGACCTTGAGCGCTGATATCACCGTAGACACTGACGGTGCCTATGATCTCGGCACCGAGAGCGCGCGCTTAGGGCTCACCTTCAGTGATCTGGATGGGGCGGTAACTTTCAAGGCCACCAACGCAAGCGGCGCCCAGATCACCAAGGGAGCTGCTGTATACATTGCGGGCGTGAGTGGAGACGTGCCAACGGTCGCACTCGCAGACGCAGACGCGGCAGCTATGCCTTGTGCAGGTTTAGCGGCCGAGACCGCGAACTCAGGCGCGGCGATTCGTATCGTGAGCTTTGGCAACTTAACGGACGTAGACACCTCATCTTTCTCTCTAGGTGATACGCTCTATATCGACACGACAGCTGGAGCACTGACAGCGACACCGCCAGCGGGTGAAAGCGCTAAGATCCAGAATATTGGTAAGGTGATTCGGGTACACGCGACAAGCGGAATCATCAAAGTAGGGGGAGCAGGTCGAAGTGCCGCCACACCGAATCTAGATCAAGATAAGATCTTCTTGGGAGACAGCAACAACCGCGCGGTGAGCACAGCATTGAGCGCTGTAGCGCTGAGCTCATTTAACAATGATCTAGGACTTGCAACGGTAGCGACATCAGGCGCTTACAGCGATTTGTCAGGCACACCTACACTAGGAACAGCGGCAGCGCTTGATGCAGGGACAGCGGCCTCAAACGTCGTTCAGTTGGATGGTTCGGCGCGCTTGCCTGCTGTGGATGGGTCGCAGTTAACGAACCTTCCGGCAGCCGCCGGCTCATTATTAGCGGCCAATAACCTGAGCGATGTGGCGAACGCTGCAACCGCTCGAACCAATCTCGGCTTGGCGATTGGATCAGATGTGCAAGCCTATGATGCTGGCCTTGCAGATATCGCGGGGATCCCCACCACAGATGGCGTCTTCATCGTTGGGAACGGAACTAACTTTGTCGCTGAGATTGGGAGCACAGCGCGAACATCTTTAGGCTTAGGCACAGCGGCAGTAGAGGACGTTGGCACAACTGCCGGCGATATCGTCCAGCTCGATGGAAGCGCCAGACTCCCAGCGGTTGATGGGTCGCAGTTAACGAACCTGCCAGGTGGTGGAGACCTGCTGGCAGCCAACAATCTAAGCGATCTCGCTAACATCGCAACAGCTCGAACTAATCTCGGTGTAGCCATTGGCTCAGACGTTCAAGCTTATGATGCTCAGTTGGCAGACGTGGCGGGGCTCACTCCAGCTGATGGGGCGTTTATCGTTGGAGATGGCGCTAACTTTGTGGCTGAGTCTGGCGCGACTGCTCGAACATCTCTAGGGCTGACCATTGGCTCAGACGTTCAAGCCCATGATGCAGGCTTAGATTCAATCTCTGCATTAACCACCGCCGCCGACAAGATGATT